CAGCGCGTTGGCAATGCGGCCAAGCGTGTCCAGCGCCTGCACGGCCTTCTGGTCTGTTGCGCCACTATTGATGGCTGAGTCTTGCGCCAACATGACAATCTGCGCCAGCGCCTCAGTGGCCGCCGCATCTGCGTTGCCAGCTTGAATGCTGATGCCCTGCGTGTCGCTGGCAGGAGCAACCTCATCTGCAAGTGCAAAAAGATTCTCGAACTGCTTGATCTGCTCGTGGTTCTTGAGGAACGTGGCGAGCTGATCTCGGGTGAGGTTGAGCTTTTGCGTTGCCATGGTCAGTAGGCCAGCGGCTCAAGTTGTGCCTCAAGACGGGCAAAGGACAGGTGCGCCTGGCTGTCTCCACGGAAGCGCTGGATGCGCCAGTTGCGCATGTGGCCCTGCTGAAACCATGCCAGGCGCTTCGTGGTGTTGCCAGTCGTGCCGACGCGCAGCGTACGGTCTTGGCTCCAGGCCATGCCGTCCACCGAGTAGCTGGTCGTGATGATCGGGTCAATGCCCAAGGCCACGCGGCCGGTGAGGCTGACCAGTTCCAGCTTGTTGAAGATCGCGCCGTTGCCTTCGTTGTAGACGATGATGGTGCCAAACTCCCAGCGGACGATCTGGCCCCAATGCGTGCCGATGTTGTCCACCAGGTAGCCGATGGCGCTGGACTGCGGGTCACCAACCAGCCACTTGTCGTAGGCCCAGACCAGGTTGCGCGCACGGTACTGGCTAAAGCCAACGGTCGAAGTGGTCAGTGTGAACCAGACCTGCGTCTGCATTTCCTGCGATGCGGCTGCGTCATAGACCAGCGTTTTGTCTGGCAGGTGCACATACAGATGCTCGTGCGCCTTGTCGTTGCGTGCTTCCAGCTTTACCGTGGCCAGCTGCACTTCGGTGTAACCCTGAAGCAGCTCGTCGATTTCCTGTGTGCTTATTTTTGTGGCAGTCGCGTTTGCGCCGAGATAGATTCCAGGAGCTTCGTTGCGGCCGCTTCCCAAGAATGCCACAGTTTCAAGGTAGACGCAGCATCCAAACGTGCCGATCACGCCCTTTTGAATCTGAGCACCATCGACTCGCTGGAATGGGAAAAAGTCGCCGCCGACGTTGTCAAACACCTCAATGGTATTGCGGTTCAAGGCATAGATTTCGTTGCGCAGCTTGAGCAGCGCCACCACAGGATCAGGGTCAACTTCGGAGCTTCCGTACTTCAGCGGGTTGACGGCCAAAGGGTCGGATAATTCTGTAACCACCAGGCTTGTGCCGTCGGTGGTCATGAAGTAGCCATCCACCCACACCACGTCCAGCACGACACCGAGGTCTGGGTCTGTCACTTGCGTGAGTGCACCGTTCCAGTAGTACAGGCGGCCACCGGATGCGATGGCCAGGCGGTCGAAACTGTAGTCCATGGTCACCAGCGTGTTGACGGGGCCGCCAACGTCGCCAAGCACGGTCACAGCGCCATTGCTGGCAACGGTCACGAGCTTGGTGCCCATGACCCGGTAGCAGACGCCGTTCCAGTTGATGCCGCCACGGTCAATGCCTGGGCCTGTTCCGTTGGCAACAATGCCATCGCCAGGACGCAGGAAACCGGCACTGATGCCCGACTGCTTTGGAACTGGAACCATGTTCACCGGGTAGCTCGTGCGCAGGTCAGGGCCGTTGTCGGTGTAGATGCCGTTGAGGATTTGAATTTGCATGGCTTATTTCCACTTCACGCGGTCGGCCCAGTATGCCGCGCTCATTTTGCCTTTGGCGATGTTCTCCGCGTGTCGAGCTTTGAAAGATTCACGCCGGATTTTGTCGGCCTTGCTCTCGCCTTCGCGCTTTGGAGACCCAGACACGCCTTGCTGACCAAAGCGGATCGTCTTGATCTGGTCGCCAGCCTTGGCCACCACGACGTGTGACTTGGTTGGATGCGATGGCGTGCGCTTGGGCTTGTTGAAGCCTTCAACGCCAACGCGCTCCAGTCGTGGGTCTTTCTTGGTGGCCATGGTTATGCGATGCGATACCAGCTGTTTGTGGCCTGCACAAAGCGCATGCGGAAATAGCCGCTTGCAGCCAGTGTGGTTGGTGCTCCATAGGACGCGCTTGCACCGTTCAGTGCCAGCGTGAACGAGGTGATGATCTGCGTGGTCGTGATGAGCACCTCAGTGCCATCAGGCGTCTGGGTGTTCAAAGGCAGGGTCACAGTGCCAGTGGCCAAAGTTCCAGCAGGCTGAATCAGCATCCACTGCTGCTGCGCCACCGGTGTCGGCACGGCCACGTTAAAGCCGGTGCCTGGCGTGAAAATGCTGGTGGCCAGCGTTGGGCTGGCAAAGTTCTGTTGGAAGAACTGCAGCAGCGCACCGATGGGCAGACGACGGGCGTCGCCGTTGTTCGGGGTGTAGACGGGAATCTGGTCGCCTGGGGAGGCAACAGCGAGCAGCGGCAGTTGGTTGATGTAAGCCATGATGAATCCTTAGTTGAACTGGAGTGGGCCGTCTGGGCCAGCATCGACAGGATCGACAGGCGGACGGATGAACGGGTTGTCGTAGACGCGCCATGGCTTGTTGCCAGCGCCAGCAGGCATGGTGGCCGGGAGTTGTTGCTCTGGAGGCATGGCAGCACGTTGCAGCAGGGTGTTGTAGCTGTCCTTGGCCACGGCCTTGGTTTCAGGCATCACCACCTTGCCGTAGCCAGGTGCAATGCGGACAGCGCCATTTGTGATGATCGCCTCATTCGCCCAGTCAGGAACAAGCGTCGGCTCGTCCAGATCGCTGTCTTGTGGGCTTCCTGGCAGTGGGTAGCCCAAGCGGATGCCTTTGCCGTTCCAATCGGCCATCATGGCGTCTATGCGACGCATGGCGGACTGGAGTTGCTCTGGCTGCAGGTCAAAGACATAGGACGCAAGGCCGATCTCTTCAAAGGCTGCCGCAACGAATTGGCGCTTGCTGTAACCCATATCAGGCCTCCTGCTTGTTGAGTGCTTCGGTGATCATGGCCAGCAGCTTTTCATCGCTGGTGCGCTTGGTGAATGTCAGGCCGAGTTCTTTTGCCTTCTCGACCAGCTCGATGCGAGTCGGAGCTTCGCTGTCGTCAGGCACTGAGGTTTCCACGACTTCTGGCGCTTGAGGTGCGGCTGCAGCTGCGGCTGCCTGCTCGCGCAACAGACGGTGATTGATGCCGTCAATTGGCCGAGATGGCTTGCGAACCTTCACGGGCTTTTTGTTCTTGCGGTACTTGGGCATGAGGATGTTGTCTTGCATCACTTGGCCTTCCTTTTCATGGGCTTTGCTGTTTTCGCAGCGGCTTTGAACGCTGCAGAGGTCGGTGCGCCCTTGGTGCCAGGCTTGCGCATGCGCTCAGGCGTCTTGCCTGCAGCCTTCTGCTTTTCGATGCGCTCACGCTTGGCGTGAATATTGGCGTACAGACCGGCCTTCATTTCTTGGCCTTCTTTGGAGCTTTGCTTGGCTTGCCAGCAGCTTTGGCCGCCTTGCGAGCGACGTTGAGTGCAACGGCCACAGCTTGCTTTTGAGGCATGCCTGACTTCATCTCCTTGGAGATGTTCTTGCCGATGGACTTGCTTGAGTAACCTTTGGTCAGTGGCATTTGGGTCTCCTATGCAGAAAGGGGGGCCGGAGCCCCCCAGTCTTTTGCCAGATTACTGGTTGAACAACAAGATGCCGGACATCTCGGGGTTCTTGTTCACCACACCGAACAGCGTGTCCATACGGTACTTGATGGTCATGCTGTCAATGTCGTAGAACTTCTGCATGACCAGCTCGATACCTTGGTCGGTGGTGGCACGCATCACTGCGACGCCAGCGTCCGAAGGCACGGCATAACGGCCAGGCAAAATTTCCAGCGAGTCACGCTGCCAGAACACGTTGACCGAAGCGGCATTCACGTTCAGGAAGGTGATGGCGGCCGTGTTGGACGGTGCCGACACTTCCACGTTCTTGTACTGCAACTGAGCGTCGGTAGCAACGCTCTGTGCGCCAATGATCGGGGGAGTGATCACCATAGTGGTGCTGTTGGTCACGCTCACGACACGGAATGTCTTGAGTTGGCCAGTGCTTTGCTTGGTGATGTGGTGCACAGCAAACACGCCAGCAATCGTGAAGGCATCGCCTGCAGCCACGCTAGTGGTCGAGGAGACAGTCACGGTCTGGAAGCGGTTGTCCACGTTGATCTGGCCACCCACGGATGTGGAGGTGGCTTGAGGAGCGTAGTTCGCTTGTGTGCCTGCACCGCTGGTGTCGATGGTGATCGAACCGCCGCCAGCTGCTGCTGTTTGACGGTTTGCATAGTCCATCTTGTAGGTGTCAAAGCCAGCGACCATGCCGACGTAAGAGCGCTCATAAGCCTTGTCAGACTTCTGATTGCCAAACGAACGGGCGGTGCCAACCAGGTTACCAGCCAGGCCGTTGTAGTCGCGGCTGGACAGGGCCATGAAGCGGTCGTAGTCAGGCACGCCTTGCTCGTTCATGATGGCGTCGCACAGGGCAACGTCGTCATAGTCACCAGCGGCAGCGGCAATCGGCACGACCAAAGAACCCAGGCCAGCGGCAGAGTTCATGATGGCGATGTTGATGTCGGATGCCAGCTTTTGCTTGGCGCTTTCACCCAGGCGGCCTTCTTGCAAAGCGTCGCGCAGTTCGAGGGAGGTCATTTCCCAAGGCACGGTCTTGCTGAAGCCCAAAGTCGCAGGGACGGCCAACTGAGTCATGCCCTGGTAGCCGGGGATTGGCGTGCCAGGAGTGCTGTTGATCGACTGAGCGATATAGGGCTGTGGACGCCAGATGGTGTTGTTGGCGCGTTCCATCATTGTCTGGTCTGTGTTGTAGACCGAGACGTTGCGGGACAGCACGAGAGCGTCTTGGAAGCCTTCGAGGAGGTCTTCAAACGCGACGCGTTCTTCTTTCGAGAAACTATTGGACATGATTTTTCCTTAAAAAATGGTCATTTTGAAGCTGCACGCTTCTGCGCCTTGTACTGGATGACCTTGGTCATGTTGCCAGTACGGGCGGCTTCTTCGCGCAGCCGTTCGAGGGTTGAGTCCACCGCGCCAGACACTCGACCAGTTGAGCTGATCATGCGTTCGGGTGCAGGGGCTGCCTTTCGGTTCGTAACTTTCAATTCCTTCTCCAGTTTCGCTACCGCAAAGGCAAACTTTACGGGGTCTTCAATTTTGGCCAGCTCTGCCGCCTTCTTTGGGTTCTTGCCGAGTGCGTAAATCACCAGAGCAGGATTGTCTGCACCTTGCAGCACGACGCCTTGTTGCGTGATGTTGAAGAGTTCCTGGGCCACGGCCTCGGCATCCTCAAAATCTCGCACCTTCAGCTCAGCTTTCGCCTTTCCGTAGCCTTCGAGCTTTTCCTGCCAGGCTTGCTTTTGCGCTTGCTCGGCCTGCTGCAGCTTGTTGGCTTCAGTGTCGGCTTGGCGTTTGCGCTCGAACCAGTCGGTCAGGGCAGATTCAAACTTATCAGCGTCATAGTCGAAATCTTCAAGCTTCGGCTTTGCCCCAAGTGCGACCGGCTTTTTCTCAGTCGTCTGGGTCAGCTTCGCTTCGAGTTCTCGAATGCGCTTTTCCTTCTCGCGGTTTGCTTTACGCAGCTCTTTCACCCAACCAGGTGCGTGAGCTTGCTCATCGGGAGGTGGCGCGTCCTCACCAATGGAGACGATCACTTCGTTGTCGTCGCCTTCTTGATCGTCGCCGGATTGCTGGTCGTTCTGGTCGGTGCCGGAATTTTGCTCGTCACCCACGTTCTCAGAATCGTCCTGGCTTTCCTGATCGTCGATCACCAAGGTGTCGTCGTCGAGGTTTTCATCTCCTGTTGCTGCCTTTTTAGTCATTCAAATACCCCATTTAACTCATCCACTTCAAACGGCTGGATGGATACCGTGTACCCACATTCTCCACCATATCGATGTCATCTGACAACAGGCTGCACTTGTTCTCAAATTGCTGCTTGTTCCAGCGCCTCGATTGTGGTCAATGCGATGTTCTGATCAATCTCGCTGGCCTTGGCGATGGTCTCGGCCGTCTGGGCGCGTTTGAGTTCTGCGCTTGCGATGGTCTCCACCGTGTCGGCACGTGCCCTGGCGGCCTTGGCCACGGCTTCTTCGGCTGCGGCTTGCAGGAAGATGGCGTTCGGGTCTTGCTGCTGGCCAGCGGCTTGCATCTCGGCCATGAGCGCTTCGGCTTCTGCGTCGGTCGGCTTGACCACGCCCATGCGAATCAGGCGCTTGCGGAAGTAGTCCTGCACGTCGCCAACGCCCTCGCCTTCCATGTTCATCATGGCCATGGCACCGAGCACTTGCAGGGTCTCTGGGTCTTGGGTGATCTGCATCATGCCGGTCAGGGCGCGAACGGTGGCCGCACGCTTGGAGCTGGAGGACGGGCCGACGTCCACATCCACGTCGAACTTGGCCGCGCCCAGGTCGTTGGCCATCTTGACCTCGCCGGTCTCCTGGTCGATGGTCGGCTGCATCAAGGTGACGGAATCGGTGTCGCCGTTGTCGGTGATCACCTTCATCTGGCGGCCTTCCTCGACATAAACGTCCTTGGCCATGCTCAGCCAAATTTCGCCGCAGCGCTTCATGGCCTTGGCGAAGTTGCTCATGTAAATGAAGGTCTGCATGTCCAGACGCTGCTGGATCATCTCCACGGCCTTGCCTGACACGTTGCTGACGACCTTCTCGCCTGCCTGAGGGTTACCCAGAATGTCCTGCATGTCCTGCTCGGTCACTTGCAGCAGGGCTGCCATGGCCGGAGGTATTGCCGGGCTGCGGGTGTAAGCCACCGGGCCGCTGATCGCCTGGCTGCCGTCTGCGTTGGTGATCGGGTTGATCAGCAGGTAAGGGTAATCCTTGAGGTTGTCCTCGGCCCACATGAGCTGGTGGCCAGCGATCTGCTCAGGTGTGAGGATTGGCTTCTCAACGCTGGACAGAGCACTGATCTCGCCCAGCTTGGACAGCTGCATGTTCTTGAGGCGCTGCGCGTCCTTGGCCAGGCGCACGTGGCCCATGCAGCGCTCGACGTTGTCCACAAACCAGCGCTTGCCATAGACCGG